ATAGTCAAGACTATAATAGTCGAGTTCAGCAACCCCCAAATGCTGGCCTTGGCGGTCCTCAGTAAATTTCTTCTCCGTAGCCCTTGTTGAAAGCGAGAGTGATATCCTGCTATCCTCTCGCCTAGCTCAAAAGAAAGAAGATTATGAAGAATGACGACATTCTACAAGTAGCCAAGAAGCTCAAGATAGCTGAAAAGAAGATTCCTTTATCTGCCTTTAAGAAAGGATTTGCAGTTGAACTTGAGCATGGCAAAGTAAGCCCAAAGACTAATGTTACAAATAATAATCCAATAAAGACTGGCAAAATAGCTTTAGCCCACTTATTGGAATCAAAAGATTATTATTCTCAGCTTGCTAAAATGGAGAAGAAGACGAAAAGGGGTGTAAAAAAGGGAAGACGATTATCGTCAGAATGATTACATGCTCAGATAAAGAAATAACGAGAAATAGGACCGATTCCTATTTCTTTTTTTGTGTGTAGAATTGGATATATGTTTAACCTTAGGGCGAAAGAGAATTATGGAAAAGAGTAGGACATATAAATGTCTCAAATGTGACGTTGAATTAGGGATTGAAGACATTATATCTATGACGCACGAGGAAGAACATGACGATGTTAATTTATTATGTGGTTCCTGCGATAGAATAGTAATCGCTCGGCGATATAAAACTATGTCGTGGTCAATTGAAAATGACTCGAAGGAAAAAAAGCTCTAGGCTCTATTTAAGATAAGTAGGATTAATACCTATCTCTTTATGTTTTTCGTATTCGGTTACAAGATAGATAAAAAAGAAGAAGAGCATTCGTTTTAATTCTGCATCAGAGACAAGTTCCATACGTTCAAGGACAAAGTCTACAAAGTCATAGAAGTCCTTCTCGTTGGAGAAAATATCATTGGCCCCTAGGATTTCAATAACTTTATCAATTTCAGATACACACGTCGTAACATAATCACACGTATCATCAGTATTAAAATTAGGACAGTCAATATAAGCTTCATAATTACTAAAGTTCATAGAGCTAAATAATAAACAACTCATAAGTAATATCATTCTCTTCATAGGCATTCCTTTATAATATATGGTATATACATATCATAGTAAAACTGGATAATTATGAAAGGGAATGATGGAGAAGAAAAGGACGGCAGGGCAAATATCTATGGACCTTTTTGCACAAGAGCCGGATGTGTCAACATCAAGCTCTGCGATTGATGAGGTTCGTGAAATTAGAAAAAAAGCCCTTGACGATTATGAAAAAAAAGTAAGAGCTACTATCGATACAGGCTTGAAACGACGAGATGGTGATTTTTTTATAGATGTTGAGGTTAAACAAGAGAGATTGATGAAAAATTTCATCATAAGTAAAATAACAGATAGAGATTCCTGTGGAACTCCGCATTATGGTCAAAATATGTATAAATATCATAGATCAAGTGATACTCTAGAATTTTTATGGGCGGTTCCTCAGAGAGATTGGTGTATTTATGCACATCAATATCCATTAGAAGTTCCAGAATATTTTCATGATTTGCGTACAGAAGTATTAGATTTCTATGATGATACGTTTTTAAGAAGATGTAAAAAATTAAACAAAGAAACTGTGGAAACAAAGGGTTTTTATGACTGAAGATAAAGACGTTGAAGTAACAGAGACTGAACCGGTAGAAGATACTGCAATATCTGAGTCTGTTACTGTAGATAATACACCAACTGAAGAAATTGAGACTGCTCCAGCGGAGACGACTCCTAAGGAAGAAGTTGACGATAATCGTCGTGACGATAATCGTCAAGGCAACCAAAATGTTATTGATTGGCGTAAATTACGTGATAAAGCGGATAAAGCGGAACGTGAACGTGATGATGCAGTTCGCAGGCTGCAAGAGAGCCAAGGCGATAATAATCGTCGGACTTCACCAAAACAGCAACAACAGCTAGACGATAATCGTCACGATGAAGAGTTTGTAATTGGTGATGATGATCTTCTTGAAGGCAAGCATTTCAAGAGTTTAGAGAAGAAGCAATCACAGCGGATAGCGCAGCTAGAAGCCCAAGTGATAGAGTCTAAAATACGGTCAACATACCCTGATTTTGATGAAGTAGTTAATAATGAGACCATTTCTATGCTCAAAGATGCTGATCCTGAACTTGCTGAATCAATTGCTTCTAATCGCAATCTGCATAGTCAAGCTGTTACAGCATATAAATCAATCAAACGTTACGGCTTTGTAGAGAATAAGAAGCATAATGATATCAATAAACAAGCTATTGCTAAAAACAGCAATAAACCAAGAACAGTAACCTCAATAGCTCCACAACAAGGTGATTCTCCATTATCACGAGCTAATGCTTTTGCTAACGGATTAACTGATGAACTTAAAGAACAACGTTGGAAAGAAGCTAAAGAAACTCTAAAAAATTACTAACACCTTTATGGTGGACCACCTTTAAGGTGCTTACAGGTTAAACCTGTCACAGTCTTCATGACTCTCTCCTTTTTTCATCCCTGGGAGTAAAATCCTGGGGATGTTTATCTATATCGATTTGTTGTAATTCTAATGTTTTTTCTGTTATGACTATAACGAGTTGTAATACTTTATGTAGGAAGTCACTCACCCACGAGTTGTAATACTTTATGTAGGAAGTCACTCACCCACGACTGAAGTGATATTTTTCACAAAGGGTAATCTGGTGAGGATTATTCTTAAGACTCGTCATCTTGAATATGTTGATGTTTTAACAATATATTTGAGGAAAAAACTATGCCCATTACTACAACAACAATATTACCTCCCCAAATACAGCAAAGTTTTGATGCCCTCCTTTTAAGCGTACCAACTCCTAATTTGATTCATACAATACCAGCTATGAAGAAACGTATGCCTAAAAATGGTGGAAATGCTTTGCGTATGAGCCGTTATGATCTGTTGCCAACAGCGCCCGTACCTCTTGATAATACAGGCGTAACGCCACCTTCAACCGCACTGGCCAGAGTCGATTTGGATGTGAAAATGGACTTTTACGGTTTTGCTTAAATTGGCCGTAGTAAAACCGAAGGTGATTACGGGGACCCCTAAATATGTTATACTACCTGTATGGACAATATAACATACAAGGAAACCCGATGGAAGATGCGATAAAATTAGGATATATAGCTGGAATAATTGATGGCGAAGGTTCGATTATGTTAGTAGGTGCAAGGCACAAATCTTTTATGAAATTATACAACAGGAAATATCCAGGATATTATCCAAATGTTCGTGTTGGTATGATACATAGAGAACCTCTTGACTTAATTGTCAGCTATACAGGGATTGGAAAAATTGAAAAAGAGAAATCATATGCGAATAAACGACCAATGTATCGTTGGCGTTTAACGCGCAAACAAGAAATATATGATTTTTTAAAATTAGTTGGTCCACACTTGATTGAAAAACGAGAACAAGCAAAATTATTATTGGAATATATAGAAAACAATGCTTGTTGTCATCGTTACAATCCTATAACTCCAGAAATAGCAGAATGGAGACGTTCTTATTGGATTAAAATGAGAACTCTTAATGGCATTGCATCGCCAGCAACGACTGAGCCCTTTGGCAAGCGTGGGCGCTCTAAAAGTGTTCGCCTTGAAACGACAGTCTGATCTTGCAGGAAACTGTAAGAGGGAGATTCGAAGTAGTTTCCCCGCCCGTGAGGGTCAGTAAGGCACGTTCAAGCCTGAAAGTAACAGATAGCAATTTGTAATTTTAAATGAACAAGTGACCCTCCAAGTCCAAGATCCAGTTTTGACAGAGGCAGGCATTCGTTTAGGTGTCTCTCTCCGTATGACAGAAGACCAACTTGTTCGTGACATGTTAGCCGGTACCGCCGCAGTGATAAACTGTGTAGGTGGGGTTAATGGCGACAACCCTAAAATGTGTGGGGTTGTAAAATCTTTCCTGATTGACTTGGAGTCCCTAGCAAGTAAAGTTGTGGGTGACAAGGCGCAAGCAAGCTTCGGCT